ACACTCAACAGTATTATTGGTTCCAGGGGCACCAGAAACACTGAAAGTTCCTGATGATGTAAAGACATGTGCTCTATAAATTGTAGAACCAGAAGTATAATCACTTATAAAACCACCAGTCGCTTGAATAAACGCTTCTCCAACTGATGCCCATCTATTTCCATTCCATACTTCAACTGCAGATGTTGTTGAGTTGTATATAACTGTTCCAGTCGCAGTTCCAATACCAGCATTGCGTCCAGTGGTCGTTGTAGCACCTAAACCAACACCAGCATTACTAATAAACTTATCACCAACAGTAATTGACGTACTTGCCGTAATCGTACTAACACCAGAAATACTGTTGAAATTAATGATTGCCATCTATCTTATAATAAGACTTCCAGTTTTGAATATTTATACGACGACCCAAACTCCATCAATTCCCAAAGATCCATTTACAGTCACTGGACCTGCCATCAGACCATTAAACGCCGTACCAATATAATGATTGCCGTTCAGAGTATTATCCATCACCACCATTCCGTTTGAAATATAAAGTCCCTGGAATGAGTTACCGACACCAGTGAGTGCGGTTCTATTTAATGTTGTCGTATTAATTCCAACTTCACTCGTCGTTGAAATACCAGCAGCAGAAGTTTCCCAGAAGATATTACCAATAGATCCCTGAATACCAGTGGCACCTTGAGTTCCTGTTGCTCCTTGTGTACCAGTGGCACCTTGAGTGCCTGTTGCTCCTTGTGCTCCGGTAATTCCTTGAATACCTTGTGCTCCAGTAGTACCCTGAGCACCCTGTGAACCTAAAGTACCATTAAATCCTTGAGCACCTTGTACACCTTGAATACCTTGAGTACCTTGTGAACCTAAAGTTCCATTGAAACCTTGAGCACCTTGAACACCTTGGATGCCTTGTGTTCCATTCGTACCTTGAGTACCTGTTGTTCCTTGAGTACCCTGAGTTCCTTGTGTACCTTGCGTTCCAGTAGTACCTTGTGTTCCAGTAGTTCCTTGTATACCTTGAACTCCTTGGATACCCTGAGTTCCTTGGATACCCTGAGTACCCTGGACTCCTTGAATGCCTTGAGTTCCTTGGATTCCTTGAGTACCCTGAACTCCTTGAGTACCTTGAGTTCCTTGTACTCCTTGAGTTCCTTGAGTACCTAGTATTCCTTGAGTTCCTTGAACACCTTGCCTTCCCTGAACTCCTTGAGTACCTTGAGTTCCTTGAACACCAGTGACACCTTGTACGCCCGTGTTAATTCTTACCCAAGAGTTGCCATTAAACTGCCAAGTCGTATCGTTGGCGACGTATGTATCGTTTACAGCAGGATTATTGGGAAAATTAAGGGCTGCCATTATGTGTTTTTAGTTATTTATTCTGGCTTTGGATACTTATCTTTGATTGCCTGTATTTGTGCTGCCATTTCTGGTGGGAAAACTCCAGCGTGAAACAGAGCATCAAGTTGGTCACCGATTGATGGGTACTCTGGTGCTCTTTGACGTTGATATTGAGTGCGTTCGTACTCTGCTTTGAGTTCTTCTATTTTTTGTGAGATTTCGTCTTCTGATGGTTTTGATTGAGTTTCATCTAACCATTCTAAACCATCATAAGAATCTCCAATAAGAAACCACTCAGATTTTGGTCTTAAAGATTGTAATGCCTCTGTAATTGTCATTATGATTTAATCTCCATTAAAGTAATATTGGATCCAGGATATTGGACAAATACATTATTACTCTGATCATTTTGTCTATTAATATAACCAGTAAATCCCGCATAGGGAGAAGCAAGGGAAATTTGATAAGTTACTGCAGATGTACTTGAAGGAGAATCTACAAATATTTTATTGAGTTGATTAGATCTATAATTATTAGGAGCTCCTAATGCTGTAGCAGTATAAGATAAAAAAGTATTGTTTTGATTTCCAGTAGCTCCAGATCCACTACCAATCGTTGTACCATTCCTTTTTAATAGAATATAAGGATAAGCATCATCTGAACTCCCCATCATACAAGAGACATAAACCAATACCCTATTAGAACTGGAAGCTGGAGTAATAGTAGCAGAAAATCCACTTACATCGGTAGGAGTTCCACTCGTAGATGATGCTGTTGAAGTAAAGTTTGTTGTTACTACTTGTAAGATTGTTCCTAATATATTTGTTCCAGAAGTGTTTTGTATAGTATTAACTCTTAAAGTACTCATAAGTCTTCTCCTGGTTTGGGATATTTATTTTTCACTTCATCAATACGTGCTTTCCAACCATCATAACCTTGATGATACAGCACATCTAATTGGTCTTGAATAGAAGGATAGGCAGAGGCACGATCTCTTTGATACTGTTTGTATTCGTATTCTGCCTGAAGTTTTTCTATTTCTACCTGAACTTCTTCTTCTGTTGGTGGTGGAAGTTCATTTTCATCAGACCACTGGAGACCCTCATAAGTTCTCCCATCAAGAGACCACTGTGCTTTAGGTCTTAATGATTGTATTGCGGTAATTATTGTAATCATCCGGATACCTCCATAAGAACTATTTGACTACTAACATCAAAAGAAGCATCAAGTCCTCTACTATTTACATAAAGTTCTTGACCCCAAACTTGAATTTTATATGTCGTTGAAGATGTTGTTGCTGGACTATCTATCAAGTAAATAACTCTAGAGTGAACCGCAAAATAATCTTGTCCAGCAACTTGTCCAAAATATCCGGCAGCACCACTGCCTATTTCAGTAGCACCTCTCATCAATCTTGCGAAAGAATCTCCACCACCAGTTGCTGCTGAAAAATTAACATGTCCTAGTATTAATATTCTACTACTTGTGGATGATGGAGTTATTGAAACAGAAAGTCCAGGAACATCAGTAGGAGTTCCTGTGCCGCTTTGATAATATTGGTCAGTCTTATTTACAGAAACTACTTGAAGAATACTTCCAGTGCTATTGAGTATTGGTTTTCCTGCGATTGTTTGTATTTGGTTGGTCTTAATGGTACTCATTATTCAACACCCTCTGGTTTAGGATACTTTGCTTTCACAGCAAGACACGCATCTATATATGCCTGTATTTGTTCAGCATCTCCTTTTACAAGACCATCAAGATATTCCTTAAAATCTGGGTATTCTGGTGCTCTTAATCGTTGATACTCAGTGTCTTCCCATTCTTTTTGAAGTCTTGCTACTTCTGCTTCAACTTCTTCTTTCGTTGGTTTCTTTTGACCACCTTCATATACTGGTTTTTCTAACCATTGAAGACCTTCATAATCATCACCATCAATATACCACTGTGCTCCAGGTCTTAATGAAAGTACTGCTTTAGTTATATTCATCCTGATACCTCCATAACAGTTATGTTTGAAACTCCATTTATTGCGTATGAAATATTTCTAGCTTGACTGGTTTGATCATTTATAACAAATGTTCCAGCACCTTGAACGCAAGAAACAGCAACTGAATATGTTAATGCGCTTGTAGATGCTGGTGAATCTAGATGTGACATAGACCACAATTGTTGCCCATTAGTATCATCACCACCATTGTATATATTAAATGTAGCATTATTGTTAATACCACTTACAGTATCTCCAACTACCATATTAGAACCGTTTCTACGCAGTATAACCCCTCCAGCATTACCAGCAATTGCGCCATTCAAATCAACTCTAACAAGAATTTTATTAGATGAACTACTTGGTGTAATAGTGGCAGTTAATCCAGTTATATCAACATAACTAACAGATGTTGATGTAAAAATATTAGTTTTTGTAGTAGAAACAACCTGTAAAATACTTCCAGTACTATTCAGAATAGGTTTTCCAGCAACTGTTTGAATTGCGTTGGTCTTAATCGTACTCATATCACTTCACATTTCCTCTATTTATTATACCACAGTCCAAGTGGCACCCGAGTCAACTGTAACCGTGATGCCAGAATTCACGGTGATTGGGCCAATACTCATTTCATTATAAGACGTGGTGACCGTATAGTTAGAAGCAATCGTCGTCGTGTTGCGGAAGAATGGTACTGTCTCAGCATTGAATCCATTATAAGCACTAATCGTTCCACTGGTCTGTAAGTTACCAGTTGATGGATTAATCTGAAATGCTTGTGATGTAGTTCTTACACTTGCGGTTTGATTAGAACCTGCTGCCGCAACAAACACTGGATAGAATGTTGAGTTGGTTGTAACAGCAGTCGCATTAATGGTCGTAGATGGACCAGAAATACCTTGAATACCCTGAGTACCAGTAGTTCCTTGTGCTCCAGTTGTTCCTTGAGTACCAAAAGAACCTTGAGTACCTTGAGCACCAGTCGCACCTTGAGCACCTGTAGTTCCTTGTGCTCCAGTCGTACCTTGTGTTCCTAGAATACCTTGAATACCTTGAGTTCCCTGAACACCTTGAGTTCCTTGAACACCCTGTACTCCCTGAATACCTTGAGTGCCTTGAATTCCTTGTACCCCTTGTACACCTTGAACGCCTTGAGTACCTTGTGCTCCAGGGTCAGGTATTCTTATCCAGCTGCTTCCGTTCCACTGCCATCTTTTACCATTGGCATTATAAAGTTGATTTAAAGACGGACTAGTTGGAAAGTCTAATGCTGCCATTATCTACTTTTTTAGTTATTTATTGTGGTTTAACTGGCCAGTCAACGCCAGAGATACCTAAAGGACTTGTGAGGTCTAGAACAGGAGTTGCCGTTTCTGGAAGGTCTCTAAGTGCTTGTTGATATGCTACCCATTCTTCCGGAACTGGAGTATTGGTACTATAAGATCTCATAGTGACCCAATCAGTTTCAGCAAGTAGTTTGTCTCTATGAACTCTTAGAAGTCTCATCGGCTCTGCTGCTTCTAGTTCTTGTATTTTTGCTTCTACTTGTGCTCTTGTGGGTTTTGGAATGTCTTGCGAATACCAAGTAAGTTGATCATAATCATCAGCATTCACCGACCATTCTGCGCCAGGAGCAAGTGCATTAAGTGCTTGTCCAATGTACATTATCCTGATACCTCTATTAATGTAAGTGTTGTAATTGAATTATAATTTTCACTGCTCACGTGCCTATTAATGTAGGCATCTCCACTATCTTTACGTACTTGCATTTTATATGTTACAGATGAAGTAGTCCCAGGACTATCTAAAAAATTATGAGTCAATGGTGAACTACCATCTGACCCGTGCCATAAGTTATAAATTCCAGATCCAGCAGCAGTAACATTAGGTGCTGCTATTTGTGATCCATCTCTAAGCAATCTAAAACTTGTTGTATTATTAGCGTTATTAGCACAATTAATTGAAATAAGAACTAGTATTTTATTACTAGTGCTTCTAGGAGTTATTGATGCCGAAACACCAGTTATATCTACGAATGATGTGCTAGAAGTAATAAAAGTATCAGTCTTTGTCGCACTTACAATTTGCACAATACCACCACCTGAAGCACCTGCTGGCAATCCACCTGATGGAAGAATACTATTGGTTCTTAAAGTCGCAAAAGTTGGTCTAGTACCATCAAAAGTCATATTGGAAGAGCCAGTAGCGGTTCCACCAGAATTATAAAGTATTTGAGTATTAGAACCACCAGTAGGTCCTGTTGCCCCTTGAGTACCTAACGTACCTTGAGTTCCTGTTGTTCCTTGTGTTCCCGTAGTGCCTTGAGTTCCAGTGGCACCTTGTGCTCCAGTAGTGCCTTGAGAACCAGTTGCTCCTTGAACTCCCGTCGTACCCTGCACCCCTGTTGTTCCTTGAGTACCAGTAGCACCTTGTGTACCTAAAGTTCCATTAAAACCTTGAGCACCTGTGGTTCCTTGAGTACCTAATATACCTTGAATTCCTTGAGTTCCAGTAGCACCCTGAATACCAGCAGAAGAACCACCCCAAGTTCCGTTAGGTCTAATTGCCTGAACTCCACCAACAAAAACGCCACCAGTTACAATTACAGAAGTTCCAACACCAACTGTATTATCAGATTCATTTATCGTGACATAAGAACCAAACTGTGCTAGTTCTCTATTATTAGCCATCCGCCATCAAATAGTTTTAGTTATTTATTCAGTATCAAAAAAGAACATATGAAACAGTCTTGAATCATACTTATCATAACCAAAATATTTAGAAGCAGTGTGAGGGCACTTGGCATCCCATATCACCAGACGATTGAACACATTCGCAACAACATCAATGTGGTCCCAAGGTGTCGGGTCTAAATGCTGCTTCTCCCAGATCACATCAGATCCTTCAGTATTCACGTGACGAAT